GTGTACTTTATGGCGCAAGGCTTCGGCTTAACCAAGTTAGTAGCCTGCATAGAATTGTGGTGGGAAAAAACACTCGATATTCACAATACAACTATCTGGATGGTCGCATGATGTATTTTGCAATAGAAGTATGTCCCGATGGCGGCACCATTCGAGATGGTCAAACTCACGAACCACGCACCGTTGAAATAGGTGAATGTGAAACCAAGCAAGACGCCATAGACAACGCTTGCCAACAGCTAGATTGTCGTCAGCTTTTTCGTGGCGTAATCGGTCGGCCAAAAGGCAAGGGCGGTTATGTCGTATTAAATGCGCAGGATTATGCTGAAGTATGAGCCAATTAACCCTTGAACAAAGACGCCGTGGTTTGGCGCATATTCATCACTTGCGAGTAGAGCTGCAATCGATACTCGACAGTAAAAAAGTCGAACGAAGTGTGGGGAAGTGCGACTTGAACAGCCGTACTTCATTCCTTCAGCCGAAAGAAAAGCAATCCATTCAATGATGAGGTTCTATTTTGAAAATTCAACACGGTACTATATTTGCGCGTCATCACTTCCCACACTTACCTATGGTGGTAAAGATCGATGTAATAAAGAAAATACAGGCACGCCAAAAACGAGCTTTTTCATCACAGCGCAACATAGATTTATACGCTGATGAAGTGGTAAGTGAAGCACTGAAGGCTGCAACCTTTATCGAAAAAGAATTCCCCTTTGTTGATTCCAAGAAAGGCGTAGATAAAGAGCGCATACAGGGTATGGGCGAGCTCAATCATATTGTATTAATGCAAGACGAAGAATTAAAAAAGCTGTCTCAAAAGGTAGTTAATCACAACATCAAATTAATCGGTTCAATCAAATTCGATAATAATGCAGAAGATGAGGACGGTGATGATGGTTACGCCTATATCAACGCGCTTTTTGATGCATACAAATTAATGCGTACTAACGTTATTTATTATCACATCGTTGCACCACTTACTGGTCGTAAACGGTTATCGACAAACGATTTGGAAGTCGCGATAAAAAAAATGATTTGTGATGACTGGATTCTGAAACAGTTTTTATCTTTGCGCCGTTATTACATTGAATATGCGCAAGTTGCGCTTGGCCGTGTAGGGAACGGTAAGCATCAATCTAAAATGATATCTGATATCTCTTACAAAAATTGGACTGAATCGCAGCGCAAGGCAATGGCTTTCGTCGAATCAATGTGTGTGGTGAATGAAGACACGGGTGAAGAGTACGATTTAAAAGAAGTGATCAAACGAACCACGGCTAACCCTAAGAATCGACATACCGAAATGATGGTCAAGAGCCGTGGGTTCCAAGAACTCGCGACAAGTAAAGGTTATACCGCGTTGTTTTTTACATGGACATTACCAAGTAAGTATCACCGTAACTCAGATAAATGGGATGGCTCTAGTATAAAAAAAGGAGCTAGAAGACTAATGAAATTGTGGCAACTTGTTCGTGCTTCACTGGCTAAAGTAAAGTTAGATTACTTTGGTTTCCGAGTATCAGAGCCACATAAAGACGGTTGTTGTCATGCGCATTACTTCTTGTTTTGCCATCCTGAAAACAAAGCGTTGCTCATTGAAATTATGGAGTTTTATGCGGTTCAAGAAGACCGTGAAGAATTGGGTAGTGACATTACACCTCGATTCACAGTGACAGAAAGCGATCCCGAAAAGGGCGGGGCAACGGCTTATATTGCCAAATATATAGCTAAAAATATCACAGGTAAATTCCTGCCAGAAACAGATTCAGAGCTAAATGCCTTTAAAGCCCGCGCCTGGTCATCGACTCATAGAATAAAACAATTTCAATCATTCGGTAGTGTATCCGTTTCACTTTGGCGAACGGTTCGTCGTGCAAAGAGAAGTGATGTGGTATTCAATCCAGAATGCTTGGAAATGTTTGATCATGCAGATAAACACCGTTGGGCTAAATTTTGTGAAACATCGAAGAAAGCACTGTTGGTGATTGAAAAAAGTGTTAATCGTTACGGTGAAACCTTACGTAAAGTAGTTGGTTTTTCTTGGCTTTGTAAAACGATACTTACCACAGAAGGGAATTTCAAATTAGTGAAAAAGTCCGAACTCACGAATGCGGACGAGGCTTTAAAAAGTAGCGGAGCTACGTCTTGGAGCACTGAAAATAACTGTAACCAGAGCCAGCCGGAGGCTACTAAAAACGAAAATGATGCTAAAAGTTGTCGTTTTACGAAGTTTCTAAAGCCTGATTTCTTATCGGGCGTGACTGGTGAGGAATACTTTAATCAATTTGTGAATAATTATGATTGGATTTAACAGTGAGAGGGTAGATATGAGTAAAAATACATTGATTCTAGAAGTGGGTAAAACATACTTGGCAACTCAAAAGGGTTGTAGCTTTGAGCTTGAAGGTAAGATGATCACGTTCGAGGATGAAACCACAAAATTTAAGGTTCTGAAAAAACCAGCCGTAGTTTTAGTCGATGATGGCCCTAATGGTAGTTGGGTTGAAGAAAAGCTTTCTGGACATTTATTAGAGCCTCATTGGTATTCCATTATGGATTTAGATAAGTGTGCTCAACGGTGGTTAAGCATCTTACATGTTGATATAGAACCCATTTTTAATTAATTAATTTACGCTGACGTTTCTTTACACTCCCTTAAGTAGTACTGTTATGTATACTTATTTACATAACGATTGGGAAGCTTGGGATTGGGGTTAATTCAACTAATTAGGGAACTTTATGGTATGTGAACACGTTGATGTATGGATTCTGTCGGTACTAATTTTTGTCTCGGTATTGTATGTTTCTGTAATTGCTGTTTTAGCTTTCATAGATTGATTTTTAGCTATCTACTTGTAATATATTGTTATTTTCATATTATAAGTGATAATCAAATTAAGATACTATTCACTTTATACGGAATTCTGTATGACAAACGGTTAGATTGACGGAGATAGGATGAACGATAATAATAAATTAAAAGGATTACGTGGCTGGCTAGTTCTTGTAGGATTAATTTTGGTAGTACGCCCATTTGTTTTAGCATACCAAGCTGTATCTATGTACTATTCAATATTCATTGATGGAACGTTTGAAAAGATAAATGCATATCATCAACTGTTGGGACCGCTTCTAGTTTTTGAGGTGGTATTTAATTTATTATTAGTGCTAACTTCTTTTTATCTAATATTCTTATTTTTTTCAAAAAGTTATCTATTCCCAAAGGTCTATATAGCCATTGCTATGGTTACCGTTTTCTTTATTCTTCTAGTTGAGTGGTTTGGCATGTCTGTTATTACGGATGATTCAATGCTTGATCCAGATACAATGCAAGATATTGGAAGAAGTGTCGGTGGCATATTCATGTTGGTGAGCTACATACAACGATCAAAGAGGGTAAAGGCAACTTTTGTAGAGGGTCAGCCTAACATATCACTCAAAGACGACGGTGAAAAAGCCGCCGCGCTTTAGTGAGGCATTAATCTCATTTACCAATGCTTTCAATAATGGTAAACGTCCTATTTAAAGCATAACCTCTAAGCCACTTATGTCTAGTGTTGAGTTACGATACCAGCAGGCTGAGTTATTTTAATGGGTAAAACAAAAACTTTAAAAAGCCCTCAATGTTGAGGGCTTTTTGTTGTTGGCCTGAGTTATTGGGCAAATGTACCTTGGAGTTCTGTCACTAACTGTACGCCCTCCAGACGCGACAGGTTAAATACTGGAATTAAAGCGCTTTTGAAAAGACGCGGTATTCATTTAGATGATCACCTGGCCAATGTTATGCAGCAAGGTGCCCAAATCAGAGTTGATAAGGACCACATCGTGAAATTGAGGCAGGGCTATTACGCTGAAAATCAATATCACCCGCCAGAACTGGTCGATGTTAAGCCTGAAAAAACCAATATTTGGGATGGTTGGAATAGTCCTGAAACTGAAATTAAAGATACATCCGATTACATGCCAGGTTGGGAAACTTGGGAATCGTGGGATTGGGGTTAATCAAAAAAGGAAATGGCTATGCAAATTGATAAATTAAACTTAGAAGTAGGTAAAACATACTCGGCTTTGATGAAAGGTTGTGAGTTTGACGATCTAGAAGGTAACTTACACGTATTTGAAGATGAAGTTACTCAAATTGAAATCGTTGAAAAACCAAAATATGTCATGATTGACGATGGCCCAAATGGCGAGTTGATAAAAACGAAACTAACGGGGCACCTTTTAGAGTCACATTGGTACCTAGTTGAAAACTTTACTACAGGAACAAGGCAATGGTTCAGCGTTTTACATCGGGAAGTTGAAGCTATTTTTTGTAATTGAGTTTAAAGGAAATTGAACTAAATCAAATTAGTTTCTGTGAGAATAGAAAATCTTGTAAGTATATAGTTTACAAGATTTTATTAATTTTAAGTTAAGCGGATTTAGTGTTCACTTAAAATTTTTTTCTTTAATAGCCTGACAAACACCATCTAATCCAGGAAATAAAGTTGATGCTGTAATCCCCATGATTTCTAGATCTTTCATTGCATTATTACGCTCAGATGCCTTTATATCAATTGAAGTTAGGTATTTAGCATTATCTTTTTCCTCGATAAAGCGAATATACGCTTCAATATTATAAATATTGCTGTATATAACATGAGATTGTTGGGGTAAACCCCTTGGATTATCACGTGAGAATATTACAAAAGGACAAAATGAAGGTTTTGGCTCTGCGATATTACGTACACTTGCATGGTCATTTTTACGCCATAACACCTGATCGAACATGAAAACTCTGATATTACCGCTCTCAGCTTTTTTGTCTAATTGGTGAAAAGAAAAATAAGCTGCTACGAAAGGAGATTCAGTCCAATCCAGCAGAGGGGTTGGAAATCCGTGATGCTGAGCTATATATAAAAGCTCACTATACTCATTTGCGTCAAATAAATTAAAGTTCCTCCCTAAACTGGGAGTAACATGCTTAGCTAATTCGGGGATATCTTGATCTGCATAACGAACAAGATCTCTACGTTCCTGTCTATGAAAGGACGTTTTGAGCCCATAAAGCGCATCTGAATGTCCACGAAATATTAGCCCTGGGTTATCTTTCTTTTGTCTAAGAATCCATGACTGAAATTTAGACCAAGACATAGTTTTATCACTTTTAGTTGTAGTGTAATTTTCTAGGTAAGTCAGTTCAATTTTTCCTTGAGTATCATTATTACAACGCCATATACCGTTTATGCCATCTTCGTTTATATCACCTAAAATTTGTGCCTGAATTGGCAATGTATCTTGAAGTACTTTCACTTGTTGGGCTGAGCTATTAGGAGAGTACACAACAAAATTATCTATATACCCTGTAAATTTATTTTTTTCGTGAACAATATTTATATTAGCAAAAAATGATGCTTTATCGGGATCGCTGTCAGCAAATAATATTTTACCAATATTTTCAGAATCAGCATCGATATTTAAAACAATAGATCCTGAGTTTGTTCCTGATATTACCCCACACCATTGTCCCCACATATATTCCCCTTGCTTAATTGGTACGTTTAAATGTAACTATTTGATTAATTATATATTACTTATGATTTATATATAAGTGACTATACTCTTAGAGCTGAGTTTACTAAGTTGAGGTGATATTTTTATGCTTGGATAAGCTAATTGATTAACTTTAAACAAAACCCTCTTACGAGGGCTTTTTGCTATCTACAACATTGAAAGTTGCTGCTTAAGTTCTTGCTGTTGAGTAGGGGCTAGGGTTTTCAATAACTCAAAGGCTAATTGACTTGAGCTTTTTGCTGATGGGCTCAGCGTATGGCTAAAACTTAGATTCATTACAAACGAATGACCACACTCCGCATTATTACAACTGCAATATAAATCTGTATAGCTATTCGAAATTCTATTGGTTTTCTGGATGCGGCTTTTATCACCGCACTCTGGGCAAAGTACTCGCATAAACATCCACTCAATTCACATACTGACCTGTAAATTATACGACATTAAACTGTTGTTTTATACAGTTGTTTGTGGTGCAGGTTATAATACATTGCTATTGCTCGCGGGTGGGGGAAACATTTAATCATGCGCGTGAGACCCCGATAAATTCACTCCTCTTCGCCTACCGCGTTTTCGCAATTTTTTTACGTTTTTGACACAACGATGAACACGCTGATATTGGCTAAGCCTTACCTATAAAGGATCTCAACGATCATTTAAGGATCGCTTATGTCAAAGCTGTGACATTGTTTGCCACTAAATGACAGACTGCTTAGGTTTATATAAGCGGTAAAAATCAACTCATCCAAATCAGTTAAGTGATGTTAATTTTATGAATTTTTTAACGAAAGGTTTAGAGTCCTAAGTACGAATTAATCTGCTTTTACAGCTCACAAAAATTGGCTGTGAGAATATGAGAAGTGCCTTGGTCGGCCACCTAACTAAAGGGCTCATCGAAAATGATGCAGCGATTGAATGTTGTAGCTGGAGTTGTTGAGCAGATTAAAGGTGTGGATTTATTTAAATATAAATAATCTATGATATTGAATTTTAGATAGATTATACCCATCTATTCATTATCAATCATTAATCAAGGACGATAAAATGTATAATTTAGGCGATGTGCTTAAAGTTCAATATTCAGGTTTTAGGCATTATGGGATATATGTTGGTGATGGTATTGTCATCCATAACTCTAAAAAATTTAAGAAAGTTGAAGAAATATCAATTGAAGATTTCTCAGATGGTAAGCAACTTTCAATTAGTAGTAATATTAAAACTGACAATCCAGAACTTGCGGTTCAAGCAGCAAAAAAATATGTTGGTGTACCGTATCAATTATTTACTGAGAATTGTGAACACTTTGTGAGGCTATCATGTGGTCTTGTCAAAGAAAGTACCCAAATACAAAAGTATTTAATTGTAGCCCTTATAATGGGTGCTTTTCTGAAATCTGATAATACGACAATTAAGGCTGCGGGAGGAGTGGCTGCAATTGCAAGCATTTTAACTCCGACAGAGAAAAGTCCAGTGAAAAATGCTCTTATCTTTGGTCTTCTTACGGCTGGTATCTTATATATGGCGACTGACCGTTAGTCATTATTCGGTCTCACTCTTTGAGAATAAATCCGAATAGACTGGCACTACAAATCAAATATACAGTGCTGCATAATCTTAATATCTCATTTAAAACAGGTTATAGTTGCAGGGTCGCAAAAAGGATTAGCTCACTCGGCCTACACTCGCAAAGGCTATTCATGAGGACGGTACAATATAATGCTTGAAGTAGTAAACAATTCACCATATTTAAAAATAGCCGATAGTAAAAAAATAATAGAATCGCTATTTGAAGAAAACCGAATATCAGGGCCCACTAAAATTCATGGTTCTAAGGACTTTTCTGGTGTGAGAGCTCAACTAAAGTGTAATTATCATTACTTGTTTATTGCAATTAATGGCGATTACCTTTTTTTTCATAAAAATAGAATAAAAGAAGTTTTTAGTGACGATATTGATTGGCAAAAATATCATAAAGAAACAGGATATAAGTATTCATCGTTTTCACCACGTTATCTTAAGTTGGAAACAAAAATTGCTAAAGCGTGTTTCAGTTCATTGAATTAAACTACAGTACTGCCCAGAAGCAGTGCTGTGTACCAACTTTTTACTTTAAATCACAGAGAATTAGATGAAAGTTCTAGCGTACGTATTCGAAAAAGAGACTAAACAGTTTAAAACTGATCAACACGGGAGGCTCTTGGAGATCCATGCATCCACCGCTGCGGGATTAAAAGAGGATTATCCACATGAGCATAATAAACGAGAATATCGATACACTATAGCTAATCCAGAGAGGCGTGAAAGGATGAAGTTAATTACTAAAAATGGAAAAAATTATTTTTCATATATTGGTAATTATGATAGCAGGGGAGGTGAGAATATCGATGAGTCAATTTCTCATCGGGCAGCGATTAATGCTTTATCTCGGTTGACTAGAATGAAATTTTATGCGGCAGGCTGTGATTTAGAACTTGACCCTTTTACTTTTACTGACGTTTTAGTTGAACCGATGATAGTTCTGACTAATGGGAAAAAGTATTTCCCTGACCTTCTTTGCAGATTTTCGGAAGATCATCCTCTCTATGACCGCTGGGGAGGAAAACTTGCTATTGAAGTTACCTATGCTCATCCTTGCGAAGGTACAAAAAAACATGACTTTATGTTCCATAACATTCCAATCTTAGAAGTCGTCATTGAGAACAATTCCCCTAGAGAATATCCTGGTGAGCGATACAATTGGGATTATTATGCATTGACGAGTATCGCAAACCATACGGACAAACTTGAAACTTGGTTTAAGGATTACATTCGAGTTAACGTATTGGTTGATCCAATATCTAATCGCGTTCATGAACAAATCACTGGAAAACTATCGACAGAATGCAAGCAATTGAAAATAGATAGCCAGCAATTGAAAATAGATAATAAATCATTAATTAAAAACTTATCAAAGCTGGAAGAAACCCATTCGACATATCAAAAAAACTTCGATATCTTAAGTTTAGAACAAAAGGATATTGTTGATGCCCACAATGTCGAGCTACATGAACTACAAAAAAACTTTAAACATATAATTAATAAATTAGAGAAAGACAAATCGACAGAGGAAGAAAAGCAAAAACAGCTTATCGATACTTTGAACTTGACATCAAGGAGGGCTTTATATTTTATAAGTATCTGCACTGTATTGTCTCTTTCGTTTGTTGGGGTTCTAGTCGCTCCCGTCTTGTTTAGAGATAATGCTATTGCCGCCATAACTTGGTACTTTAATCTAGTCGGATAGACTTACCATATAATTAAGTGGTTATCCTATATTTGAGGTAAGGAACTTCGATGTACAGCTTAACCTCATATTTATCGTATTAAAAAACATCCTAGTTTGTTTATGCCTAAAATCTTACTCGTAATGACAGCCTACTTTTTGCTGTAGACTGTCTAACTCGCCATATTATTAGTCTAAGGTGTAAAAATTGAATTATCTTGTTCTATATTATCAATAGGTTTAATAGCCACCTTTAGTATTTTTTCTCCTCCAAAACGCCCGAAACAAACGCATCAACCCAAGCGTTGAAACCGCAATACCCACAATCACAAATTCAAAGTACCAGGGCGCGCCTTCATAACCCATGGCCTGCCAACCAGCTGCCATATACGGCTGCAGCTGCGGCACAAAGTGGGCAATGAACAATCCCAAAAACACCGTAATAACGATTTCATCCATTATCGATTCGCGCCGGTTCTTCAACACCTGTAGATCATAATCAGCATCGTTACCTTCCTGGTTCGCTAACCGTTTAGCTTCCGCATCCAACTTAGCTAACTTTAAGTTACCTTCTGCAGTCGCAATCGATGCCGCCATTTCTGCCGCAATACGTTTACGCTCGCGATAGCTACCCGATAAATCTGCAATCGGTGCCGAAATAAAACTAAATAACGAAGTGAGCCAACTCATGATTTATTCCTCATAATAATATCCAAAAAGTGTTTCGGGTCTTTTGATACAGCTTTCGCCAGGGCATTAACCCCCGTTAAAAGATGCGGCGCTACATACGCGGCAATACCAATAATGCCAGTTTTCAACCCTTCATCTAATCCAAGCCAACGACAAAAACTGTCTGCAATATACGCCGACAAAATCGCCATCAACACCGACATAAAATAATGAAAAAAAGTAATTCGTGTACCAGACATATACATTTGTGTTGCGGCGGCCAATAACGACAACAAACACAGTTGCCCCCATTGCCTTATAAAAACAATCAGTTCTTCCATCAGTCTTCACTCCTCGGGTTTAAGTCGGAATACGCTGGCTCTGCAAATTTAATATGCAGCGCAGCAGGTAAATACTCGTTAATTTCCAGCATGTCCTGCTGCATCGGAACCACTTCATTGTTGTAATAAGCGCGGGTGATTTTATCCAGGTCACCAAAGCCCGGACTTTCCCCCGACGTTTGACCGCTAAGCGCTTCCTGGGCACGGTGCATACTCAACATATCGTTTAACGTCATCTTCTTAATGCGCTCAAATTCATCCTTGGTAGAAATATCACCCACCGGAATAATCTTGATTGCCTTCTCTGCGTCAGCCTTACCACTACGGTTATTAATAAACAGGCTGCGGAAATTACCCACACCGCGAGAATCTCTGATTGCAGCCTTCAAATCATTCTCATCATCGGTCGACAAGTTCGGGTCTGCCATCGAGAAGATAAATCCCATGTGTGCGCCGTTCTTATAATACTTACGGCGGAATAGGGTGGCATCTTCGTTTAAAAGCGCAGACTGAATACCGCCATAATATTGGGGAATACCATAGATACCCTGGTTAGGGTCGTATTCTTTAAGGTGAATAACTTCGCCTTTTTTAAACCGCAGCACTTTGCCATTACTTAAGCGCTGGGCATAAACACCAGGTGTTGAGGTATAGCGCATCGATAACGCAGGTAAATGCCTTAGCTTAATCACATTGCCGAACGTATTTTTAATAACCTGAAAATACGCATTCGCTGCCCAACAATAATCAAAGGCAAACTTCTTAAACGTGCGCTGGCTCAACACCGTATTAGGCTTAAACCATTTCAAAATCATATTGCGTTTAAAATATAAAATAGGACCATGCTGCGCATTAACGCGCAGCAACTTAACCAGCCCAGACAAACTCACAGGCGGCGAATATAGCCCGTCCATATCAGCATAAAGGCCGATATATTCGGTCATGTGATTATCTAAACACGGCTCAGGATCACCAAAGCTAAAGGTGTCGATGGATTTGTCTTTCACCGGTTCTGTTGTCGTACTCTTAGTTGAATTCATTATGCGGCATCTAATCCTATTGACGTTCTGGTGCTCGAGCTGTCACCAGATAATGGTTCGTAAATCATGGCGTGCATGATTGCCCAGGCAATATCTGCATGGCCTGTTGCTGCAGTACGATTGGTAGCGTAACTAATCTGGTCACCAACCACTTTTTTGCGAATATTAATAAAGCTGCTGGCAACCATCACCGAATTCTCATCGAACTCAAACCGCTTTTTGCCAATGACATTAAGCGCTTTAATCACCATCTTATTTTTGTTGTGCGGGTTGTAATGAATTGGCATCGCCAGCGGGAAGAATTTTTGTATTAACTCAAACACACCCAAGCCCATGCCGGTTGTATCAACACCGATATGAACAACATGGTATTTAAGCGTGAGCTCTTTAATTTCACTGGCCATGGTTTCAAAATCGTTACCACTGAGATTCAGTGATTCCAATAATCTGAATTTATCATCAGGCCCAAGCGGTAAACTCAAGACCACGACCGATGCAATGTCTCGCGTTCGCGCAGGGTCAAAACCAATAACAACCGGCTTCATGGCATAAGGACGTGGCCAACTTGGGTCAAAGTCAGTCCATTTTTTACTATTACCCACGCAGGCCATCAGTTGTTTAAGACTAAACGCACTGTGGGCATCATCAATAAACTTGCACATGAAGAGGTTGTTAAACTCTTCAGTGGAATACTCGTTCTCCAAAATACTGATATCAATGCGGTCAAAGCCTTGTTTCACCACATCGTAAACATTGAGCTTTTGACGCCAAATACCATCTTCACAAAGCAAGCCATCCTTTAAGGTCTTATGGCTAACATCAATGGCAAACTCGGGATCATTACAGGCTTTAGTTTTTCGGTACCAGCGACCATTCCATAAATCATAAGCTTCATGACTGGTCACCGAAGGCGTACTAAAATAGGTAATACGAAAATCTTTATGGGTTGCCATTGCCTGGGCAAGACTGCGTAATTCTTTAAACTTCGGGATCCAAAACACTTCATCAATATACAAGTCGCCAGATGCCGATTGTGCAGTACGGGCATTGGTTGATTTGAAATACAGTGTTGTAGTCTTGCCCTTGTTACGCATAGTCAGTGGCGAGCCACTTAGCTCAATACCAAACTGTTCACGACATAAGGCAATAATATTGGCCTTGAATATCTCAGCCTGGTCCCGTGATGCTGAAATGAAGATCTTATTACGGCCATTCACCACCGCATCGTAAAATGCCTCAAACGCAAAATAGAAAGTCGCGCCAATCTGCCGCGGCT